TTCCTCTGAAGCGAAGCTTACCCTTCGTTCTTTTTTTGTCAACCTTTATTTTTCGTTATTGCCTGTTGCATTCCGTTGGCGCTTGTGCTTTTCGTTTTGCTTGGTTTTGCTTGTCACTGTTTGCGTTCGTTTGTTCGCTTGTTGGTTTTATGTTTCAAAAACCCAGTGTTTTTATTAGTAACAAGTCGGAACAAACATTTTAAGGGCGGGGAAGAACTAGCGCCTTTCGGAAGCCGGGCGGGTTGGGAAGTCCGCTTTAGCTCTCAGGGGAGCAAGCGAACCCTTCGTAGAAGCGAGCGAGCTACGGGAGCGAGTTTAGCGAGCCTAGCCGATTTTTCGCCATTAGTAAAAAAAACCTTCTAGAAATTTTTGCTAGTTTCGTGCTAGTGTCGGAAGTTGGGATTTTGCCCGCCGTAGCGCGTTGGTTAACCTGTTAGCTAGGCGGGCGTTTCATCAATGTTTTTACAGGGTTTTTGTTTCGGCGTTACTAAAAGTAACGTTTCGGCGGGTTACTCCGGCGGGTAATAATCCCGCCTTACTAGGTCGGGGCGTTGGTGTTTCATGTGAAACATAGAGCATTCGCGAATCCAGACTTGTTCCGGCGTCGGCTCGGTAGTTTCTTTTTTCGAGCACATTCGGCAAACGTTCGTTTTCGGATCGAAGCGCGCGTAGGTTTTCGTTATTTTACAGACTCGGCATTGCCTGGTAGGGGCCGCGCCTGGCCTATGTCTACTCCCCATCGCTAAAGTCCCCGCGCTTGATTCGCTCGCGTAGCGTCGCCGCTCGATTCCGCCTCAATACGGCTTCCTCGATATGGTTAGCGCAATAGGTAAAGGTTCCCATTATCCCGCCGTCGCCGGTCGAATATGGTCCCTCTTTACCGCAAACGTGACATTTCGCGGTGTCGGGACAATCCGCCAGGAATACTTCGCGGTTTTTAGATAGCTCTAACTTCCGCTCGGCTTCCTCTAATTTTTTAACGCGGCGTTTATCTAGCTCGCGTTGAACGGCGTCGATTTCTTCCCAGCGCTGGCGCATGGTTGCCATTCGATCTTGCCCGCGCTTTACTTCCCGCGTTAGGAAGAAAATTACGGCGGTCAATACAAGAATAAAAACAAACATCAAAAATTCAGCTTCGGTCATTGTTCAATTTCCCTTTTTCATGGCGCGGTTTTTCGCTACTCGGCACCTGGCCGAGCATGTTTTAGCGGTTTCACGCGCGGTAAATTTTTTGCCACATTGCTCGCAAGTGTAGGTATACAACGGGCGAGAAAGCGACGCCGCTCGCGCGGCGTCGGGTTTTTCGAAGTGTTTCAACGCCAAACCTTACAGTATGATCGGTGCATTTCGAGACTTGTAAGAAAAGGCGAGCCAAAAAACCGCAACGCCATATCTTCGCAATTTTGCTTATGCACAATAGCCGCTATCCCTAGCGCTATCGCGACCACAATAAAAACCACAATTCCCTTATTTTTCATTACAGGCAGCCCCCGGTAGAAACGTTAGGAGTACAGCCGCCCATACCATGCGACATGGCATTAGGCGCACTACCGCCACCGCCGCCATACATAGCCGCCGCGCGCCGGGTTGCCGCGCGGTTTAGATAGGCGCGTTCTTCCGCGGCTTTGCATTGCGTGAATTCGACCGTTCCCGGCTCGAAACCATACCCCGCGCAAGTATTGCTATAGACTGCCATGCGTTGTTCGAAAGTAGTGCAACCAGTTAGCAAAACGGCCGCGGTCAAAATTATCAATTTGGTTTTCATTTTTGGGTTTCCTCGATTATGTCGCGACGTTATTCGCCGCGACGAACATAAAAAAGATAAACGGAATAAGCACTAGCCAGGCGCAAAACGCCGGAAAGCGATTTCCCGGTTTCGCAAAGCCGGAGATTGCTCCGGCAATGGCGAACCAAAGTATTAAAACAAGCATAAAAAGCTCTCCCATTATTCCGACCCGACAATGCCGGATCCGTGTAACTTTGCTCCGCTAATCTCTTCGCGGAGCGCTTCTAATTCGGATTCGGATAGCGGGATCCGGACGCTAATAGCCAGGTTCGAATAAACCAGTTCGTAACATTCTTCCCCTACGTAGGCTTCGGTAAATGCCAGAATTTCGAGGTTTTCAACGCCGGTTTTCAGGATCTCCATTACGCTTTCCCCTCTAACAGCCTGGTTGTATAAAACTTGGCAACCATCATCGCGTTAAAAACGCCGCGGCTTTCAATTGAGCGATTATCCATCCGCTCTACGTCGGCGCGCTTTTTGCCGTTTTCCTGATATACAACAACGGCGTTATCAAAAGCCGCGTGTGCCCGGTCCATAGCGTCAAGCGTGTTTTCGAAGTGTTTTTGAGCTAAAAATTGAGTTTTCATTGGTGTTTCCCTTAGTTGGTGTAACCATTATAGCAGGCGTTACTGTTACGGCAACAGTTTTTCGTGTTTTTTTCGTTCTTTTTTTGTGCGCCAATGCACATTTATATATAGTTCGTCAATGCCTACCGAAAGCCAGATAAGATCCCGCGAGCGACGCCGAGCCGAGCGCGCGGCGAAGGCGGAAGCCGAGCAAGAACTAAGCGAAGCTTTCGCGGCAAGCTGGCAACCGCGGCCGATACAGGCAGAAATACTAGGCGCGAACGAACGCTATAAAGTCGCGGTTTTGCATCGCCGAGCCGGAAAAACGGAAATGGCGGTGAAATGGCTAGTTGACGGATTAGAGGAAGGCGGCGAGAAAATGCCGCGCGTTGTCTATCTCGGCGCGACGCTGAAATCCGCTAAAAATATCGCTTGGAGCATGGTTCGCGCCAGGTTAGGAACCAGCAAGTTTATAAAATATAACGATTGGGATTTATCGGTCGAAATCGACAAATGCAAACGCTTCCCTTCCGGCGGGCATTTGCAACTATTGAGCGCAACTAATTACCAGAATCACCGCGGCGTATATGTTTCGCGCCTGGTATTGGATGAAGTCGATTTAATCCCGCCGTCGGCGTTCAACGCCGTTTTTCGTCCCGCTTTAGCCGATCCTGGCATTAACGGAAAGGCTCTTTTTATTGGTACGCCGCTCGGCCGCGGTCATTTGTTCGACCGCTTCAATAACGCCGATAAGTCGCCGCTATGGGCAAGCTGGCTATTGAATGCGGAAGAATCCGGATTGATCGAAGCCGAAGAATTGGCGGATCTTAAAGCAACCATGCCGCGTGAAGATTACTTGCGCGAATTGATGGTAGATTTTGACGTCGCCGCCGCCGGTAGTTTCTACGCGAAGCAAATGAACGCCGCGAAGGATTCCGGGCGCATAATGCCGCTAGTTTTTCACGAGTCCGAACCCGTTACCGCATCTTGGTATTTTGGAAAGCGCGACGACGTGGTTGTAACGTTTTGGCAGAAATCAGGAAAATTCGTTAATTGTTTCGACGCTATCTGGAAACAACAAACCGACATAGATGAATTGATCGAGGAAATAGACGCGCGCGGCTTCGTTATTTCCCGGCATATTGCGCCCGGCGATATGTCGAAGGGGCCGGGAACCAGATTAGACCAGGCGCGGTCTGTTGGCGTTCGATTGAAGCTGGCGAAAAAGCTCGATTTTATGGACCGGATTTATTCAACGAAGCCGCAATTATCGACTTTCCGTTTCGATGCTGAAAAATGCGCGGACGTGATAGAGGGGTTGCGCCAGTACCGCGCCGAATATGACGAACTGAAACGAACCTATGAAGAACACCCGGTAAACGACTGGACTACCGGATTTGCCGGATCCGTTGAAGTTTTCGCGACCGACTATAACCCGAAGCGTAGCGATTGGAGCAAGCCGATAATTTACCCGACCGATAGGCTAAAACATGCCGCGTAAAATGACCGACGCCGAGCTTGCGAACGCTTGCCAGCAGCATATCTCGAAAACCGATTTTTGGGACAATGCCGAAGTTCAAGGTAACTATAAAGACGCGATAGATAGCTACCTCGGCCGCGGCGAAAAAACCGACGCGCCAGGGTTCGAAACTATGCGTTCGGAAGATACCGCGGACGTAGTAGAAGCGTTGACGGCGGAAATTATGCCCGCGTTTCACTTCGATGAATTAGCCACCTTCGAACCTAACTCCCCTATGGATAGCGGGCAAGCCGCGCTCGAATCGAAAATTTGCAATCAATTTATTTTCGACTTTAACGACGGGCACCTAGAAATACAGGCGGCAGTTAAAGACGCGCTTTTGCTTCGAAACGGTATTTTGAAGGTTTACGCCGACGAACAAATAGACGAAAGCCGCGAACGCTATAGCGGACTAAACGATATTGAACTGGCGCAAGTTCAACGGAAAACCGCCGCCAATCAAGCGATAGACATAACCCTTTTAGAATTCGACCCGGAAACGGAAACGACTTCTATAAATCTCACCCGGACTACCACATATAAGCGCCTGGCGGTCGAATCAATCGACCCTTGTAATTTCGTCTTAGAAAAAGAATGGACCGGCGTAGATGTTAGCCAGGCGATTACCGTTGGTGAACGCCGATACGAAACCCGCTCGGATTTGCTGGCAAAAGGCTATCCGGAAAAAATCGTGAAAAATTTACCCGCGTCGAATACGGATAGTCGGCAAGGGACGCTCGCGCGCAATCGCGAAAATTATCAGCCGATTTTCGATTACCATAGCAAAGCATTAGACCGGATAGAGATTTACGAACTTTATCTGTTAATTGATTACGACAACGACGGGATTGTAGAACGCCGCCGGGTTATTTATGCGGCCGACGGCGGCGGCGGTGGCAAGATCCTAGAGAATAAATTGCATCCCCTAGTGCCCTACGCTTGCGGCGTCCCGTTTTTGTATCCGCACCGATGGCAGGGAATTAGCGTATTCGACAAAATTCAGGAAATCGAAAGCCAGAAATCGCGCGCGCTTTCGCAATATGTCCGGAATATGCACAACGCCAATTTTCCCGAAATTGTGGTTGAAGATGGCGCGGTCGCCGAAGCCGATATAACTACGCGGCGTTCGTCTGGAATCATCCGCGCGGATCGAATCGACGCCGTTCGCGAATTGCCGGTAATGGATATTGGCTCAAGCTCGGTAATGTTCCTAAATTACGTTGACCGGGTTCGCGATGCGCGCGTCGGTAGCGCGCTTTCTATGCAATCGGCCGAAGCGCAAATCGCAAGCGATAGCGCGATGGCAACGGAACGAATGTACGCGCCCCGCGAGAAAATGGCTCAATTGATATGCCAAACTCTAGGCGATACGTTAGTTAAGCAAACCTTCCGCGTAGTCCACCAAACTTTAAAAGCGTTCTTCCAGGGGCCGCAAGATTTCCACGTCGGGGAAAACCAATTTGTTTCGACCGATACGGCAACCTGGCCGACTCGCTATAAAGTCCGGGTTACTGCCGGGTTATCGAGCGCGGAGCGCAACCAACGCCGGGCGATTCTGGAAGCGCATTTGCTGCAACAGGAAAAACTGTTTTCTAGCGGGCAATCCGGGATCTTGATGAATCTGGATACTTATTACGAAACGCTGGTTTCATGGTCGAAAGCTGGCGGGTTGCAAACGCCGCGCCGTTTCTGGATTGATCCGAAGTCCGACCAGGCTATCGCGCAACAGCAACAGAACGCCGAGCAAGCCCAGCAAGACGCGGCGAAAGCCGAAGCGATGCAACGCCTACTGTTCGACACTCAACTAGCTATGTCGGATATGGACCGCCGAACCGAATTACTGAAACACTTCACCCAACTGAAAAAAGACTATTGGAGCGAAGTTCTTAGTAGCGAAATTGACGAAGCGAAAATAACGGGACAAGCGGAAACCGACCAGGCGGCAATAGACGCCGACCAGCAAGCGGGCCGCGAACAAGCGACGAAGGGAGAAACCCAACAATGACAACCGAACCAACGAACGAACTAACGCCTAGCGGTAGTTTAATGGATTCCGTGAAAGATATTTTAAACGGCGCGGAATCAAAACCGACGAATGAAGCCGACCAGGGAGAGCCGCGAGTCGATAACAAAGCGACTGCCGCACCCGACGGCGACAACGAAGCATCTAGCGATGCGGGTAACAACGATACTATCGAGCTTTCCGACGATGGTATCGGGTTGCTTTCGCTCAAGTCCGAAGCTCTAGCGAGCGACGAAGGGCAAGGGGCGTTGGCGCAACTGGCGGAAAAAGCCGGTCTATCAATGGAAGCGCTATATAAAACACCTGTTCCGCTCGGGGGCGAGTTGGGCGAAAAGACTCTAGGCGAGTTAAAGGATATAGCGAAAACCCAGAACGAATTCGCCGAAGTCCGGCAAGCGTTCGATGACGAAAAAATGCAACACGAAAACGAAGTAATTCGTTCACGGCAAGAATTGAACGAAATAATTCAATTACTGCCGCAAGTCCCGGAAGCGCTAGTACAAAAAGCGCGGGCAAATTTCGGAACAATGGTTGAAAACGAAAGGCAAGCGCTTTTCACAATCAAACCAGAATGGCGCGACGAAGAAAACTTCGCTAGAGCAAAAGAGCAAATTATGTCTAGCGCGTCGGAATATGGTTTCAATAAAGCCGATTTAGAAGGCGTTTTCGATCACCGATTGATAAAACTGTTGCATGATTTCTCAGTATTGCGCGGGCGATTCGCGGAAGCTAACGCCGCGCGCAAACGGCAAGTAGCCGAACACGCGAAGCAAACCCGAACCAGGGGCAACAACGCGCAACGCGGCAACAAACCAAACAAACAGCAACCGACGACGAAAGGCGACACGCTTAAAGGCGCGGAGAAACTTTCGGCCGTCAAAAATATATTGATAGAAGGTACTTCCCGATGACTACCAGCAACACCGACGCGGCGGATCTCGCCTCGCAAGCATTCGGCGGCATTATCGCCGAGGACGTTTTGAACGATGTTTTCGACATTTCTAGAATCCCGCTTCCGTTTTTGGACCGGATTTCTAGCCAGCGTTCGACTAACCAGTATAAAAGCTGGCTAAAGTCGAAACTTCCGCAACCTAACGTCGATAACGCCGTTGTAGACGGATCCGACGCAAGTGCGCCAGTTCAAAACCTGGCAACCCGCCAGGGGAACCGGCATCAAATCATGGAATATACGATTGCCGTATCTCAGCGGGCGCGGGACGTTGACACAATCGGCTACGCCGACGAATTGGCGCGGCAGATTATGGAATACAACCAGGCAATCCGGCGCGACTTGAACGCGACTTTGCTGCAACCGCAAGCAAGCGTCGAAGATGACGGAAACACTACGCCGGGCCGACTCGGGGGTTTCCCGTCTTGGTTGACTACTAGCACGTCGCGCGGCACAAGTGGCGCGGATGGCGGTTTCAACTACACAACCGGCGTTGTAGACGCGCCGACGCCAGGCGACAAGCGCGGACTGACGGAAACGCTAGTTCGTGATATTGCGGACAGCGTTTACAAGCAAGGCGGCAACCCGACTATTATGCATAGCGGGCCGGACGTAATTCGCGGGTTTTCGTTATATCTGTTTGATGAAAGCGCGCGCATTGCAACGCTCCGCCGGGACGCCAACGAAATGGCTCCCGCTCAAGCTATCGGAAGCGTTAACGTGTTCCTGACGGATCACGGCGTAACGCTCGAAATGGTTAGCGACAGGTTGCAGCAACCCTATACCGCGAACGATACCGGCGACGTTTTTAACGTCTTTATTTATGATCCGGAATATGTCTCGGTTTCATATCTTCATTCGCCTATGGTTATGCCTATCGGCAAACCGGGCCTTTCCGACATTCGGCAAATCAGCCTCGATGCGACGCTGGTAGTCCAGAATGAGGAAGCCCACGGATTGATTGCAGATATTGACCCAACAATCCCGGTAGTGACATAAGGGGAAGATATGCCGAGGAAACCCGCAACCAGGGGACCGGAAACAATCGAAATTGTTTGTTGTCTAGTGCCCGATAACGCCAAGATTTTTGCAAGCGTTGGAATTGTGACGAAGGATAAACCCGTCGCAGTCCCGGCGGATGAAGCGAAGCTTTACATTCGCCGAAAGCAAGCAATCCGCTATGAAGATGCGTTGACTAATGACGAATTGGAATAGTAACGACGGCGTTATCTTCGCCAACTGGCGCATAGAGGGAGATTCCCTCGTGCGCCAGATGGTGCAACCTAACGAAGATAAAATTTTGGCGTCGAATCGCGAACTACAAAAAGACCCTACCGCGCTTCGAAAACTCGACTCTATGCAATGGCTCGCCTCGATTCCGGAAAACGTCTATTGGTTTTTGAAAAAAGAATTTCCGGAGCTAGGTTCGCCGAACGCGCAAGTTAGAACTAAAGCATGGCTACAGTTACTTAATAGCCGGGAATACGAAAAACTCCGCGTTCGCGCGCGCAATATGGCTAGAAACCATGTTTGATGATTTTAACAGTCTGGCGGAAACCGCCGCCGACTATGCACACCGCCGCGACTTGGTGGACCGATGCAAAACGCTATTCATTCCGCTCGCTAACGTTAGGCTCGGCCGCGACTTGGAAAGCGCTGCAAACGAAGCGCTTGTAAGTTTCGACACAAGCGCAACGCCCGCGCCTTTCGATTTGCCCGCGGATTTCGGAAAAATCCGTTCGATTGTGTACGGATCAAAACACGCTCTAGTCGCTCGCGACGAACAGACTTTTTACACATTACCGCAACAAGGCTCTAACCCGCTTATTTACAATATCCAAGACGGTAAATTGCGCGTTCGGCCGACGGTCGCGGGAACCTATAATTTAGATTATTTTCAAGTCCCGACGTTAGACGAAGCGAACCCGGTAAACGACGTTCTTTTGCGGCATCCGCAACTATACCTATATGCGGTTTTGATTGAGCTAAACGTATGGGTTCAGGATCCGGAGCAACGCGCGAACGCTCTAGAGTTTTATAATTCCGAAGTGAAAATAACAAACCGAGCCGAAAGCCGCGCGCGAATGAATGCACCGCAAGCTATAGGATTGTAAGCGATGGGACTAGAAGCAAGATTCGATTACCTTTCCGACTTTAACGTAGATTGGCCCGAACCAGGGGATCCGGTCGCGCAAGGCGACGACCATATCCGCGGCATTAAAAACGCGACGCTTTCCGCGATTAGCAACAACGCTTCCTCTACCAGTATTTTTATTGATAGCGATTTAGCCGTCGGCTTGTTGGATTCTTCCGCGACATTCCAGGCGGCACCGGGTAGCGGCGAGGAATACACGCTAACCATTGCGGGCGAAACTCAAGCGTTAGCGTCCCTAATCGGCGTCCCTGGCGGCGTTACATTGCAGCTAGATGAAGATGACGCAACCCTTAACCTGGCGGGTTTCGTTGGCGGCTTGCCGGTTTCCCTGGGCTCTTTTGATCCGGCGGGGGCCGCCGTTTTGACGTTTGCGGGCAATCCGGCGATTGAAACCGACGTGAACGGCGGGCGCGCAAAGTCTGTAAGTGGTGCTGGCATTTTTTACATTGAAGCGGCCGACGGTACAAACGGCCGAATTCAAAAAACCGCGGGTTCGGCGTTGCAATTGCGGAATTCGGATCCGGGTCAGGCTGTTGGTCTGCAAGCGAGAAACGTGGCGGACAGCGCGAACGTCGACGTTTTCTCTGGAGTAGCAGACGGCGCAAGCTGGATAGGTTATGCGGGGATCCCTGTCGCCACTACCACATCGTCAGGATTACAAGTAAACCGGGAAGCGGGGAGCGTTACTTATTTGCGGGTGGCAGACCCGGCTGGCGCACAAGCTCAAGTCCTGAAGGTTGACGCGAGCTATGCGGCTTTTCGCAATACCGGGCCGGGCGAATTGGTGAGGCTAGAAGGGCGCAACGCGGCAGACAACGCGACGATAGCTTTGTTCCAGGGTGATCCTGACGGCTCGGTGTATTTGTACTATAACAATGCGACACGACTACAGACGGGCAGCATCGGCGTAAACATAGATGCTGGCGACACGTCGCGGCTGTCTTTTTACAACGGCGGCGGGGATTTGGCAGCATATATTCAGACAGTCAGTGCTGGCGCGTTTACCCTAGACCAGCGCACGCCAAGCGCTCCGCTCGACTTGCTGCTAGGTGGAACGGTAGTAGCCAGGGCCGACGCTGGGGCAAAAACATGGCGCACATACAGCAACGGCGAGCAGATGACGCAAACCGCTACCGTATCGCAGCGCGACACAACAAACAGCGGTCTTTATGTCACGGATGCTGGCGGCGCTTTGCGTCCCGTTGGGTTCAATATCCTAATTCAAGGCGATGTTAACGTTCCGACTTATACGGTATCCGCGACGGATTCAGGGAAGCGGCTAAGGCTTCGGGCTGGCAATGTTAATGTAAATTTCGGAAGCATTAGCATGAGTATCGGCGGGACGCTGGTGGTTATTAACAGCGATGCTGCCGAACCCGTAAACCTGAACAGTACTGGCTCTATGTCTTGGTATAGCGGGGGCGGACGAATTGACGGGGTGAATAGACGACTTGCGCGGGGCGGTGTCTGTACGATTGTTAAGGTGGCATCTACTGATTTCGAAATCTGGGGTTCCGGCATTTCGTGAGTATTATCCATTTTCAAAGCGCGACGCCAGGCGGCTTCGGCTATGAAATAGTCGCGGGCGTAACAGGCGCAACAACGGGCTATGTTTTTGATAGTATCGGCTCGATAAATCAGCGACGCTATAAAGCTGGTTTAGTGTTCGCGATTACTACCGGATCCGTCGCGCTCGCGTTTCGCGTAGATGGCGCGGGCGACCAGGGGCAAGGCTACCTGGCTAACTTGTCCGTTCCGGGTTTAGATAATTTTCTCGCGGGCGCGGATGCGAATTACGATTATAGCGCTACCTTCGATCGCATGTCCTGGCAATGGAATACTTCGGCGGGTTGGAATGGAAACCTTTTTGTGAACGGGCAAACTTACACTATTGGGGCGAGTTAATGGCGGATTTCATTAGACACCGGCAACGGTCCCTGACCGCAATTTCTCCGCATAGGGGAAACCGAAACGTTATTGTTCCTAAGCGCGGATTAACTAAAGAATTGCCAGGGACGCTATTAGAATTAGTCGCGGGTAACAACGGCGCGCTAGTTGGCTATCGTTTCGATTTTGGCTCCCTAACGCCGGACGAATTCAACGGGGAAACAATCAACCAGCTAACCGAATTCGACACTACCGAATTTTTGATAGTTTTCACTACTGAAAATTTAGGCGCGGATTTTATTAACGAAGTCGAAGTAGGCGGGCTATATACGCTCGATGCCGCAAGCGCGGATTATTCTAGCTCGATTGTTGGTAGTTCCTGGGAATGGGACGTTTCCGGCGGCATGGTAAGCGGGAATACTTACCCGGTCACGATTAGATAGGGGCGAACGTGGCAGAAATACCCTTAGAAATGACCGGCGTAGCGGTGGATTTACCGCCGTTTCGCTATCCGCCGAACGTATGGACCCGCGCGGAAAATGTCGAAATGGGCGACGGCTTCCCGCGTCGCGCTCGCGGTTTTGGTGAAGTATTCGGAACGCCAATAGAATTGCCGCGCGTTTTGCAATCGGCGCGGATCGGCAATATCCCGACGTGGGTTTACGGCGGCGATACCAAGCTCGGAAGCTATGACGGCTCGACTCATACGGACATAACCGGAACGAATATTTTCGACTCTACCGGCATTCTCGCGCCGTGGACTAGCGGAAGTATGAACGAAAACATCGTTCTAAATAATTTAACCGGGCAACCTATGTATTATGCGCCAGGCGCGGGGGCCGCGTTGGTGTTGCCGGGTTGGGATCCCGAGTGGAAATGCGAAGCAATGCGCGTTCACCGCGAATTTATCATTGCTATGAACTTCGACCAGGCGGGCGTATTGGATCCGGATTTGGTTCGATGGTCCGACCGCGCACCGCCTAACGACGTTCCGCAATCTTGGACCGCGGAAACCGGCTCCCTGGCCGGATCCGTTAGCGCGGCGGCGTCCGCGGGGGCGTTGGTGGATGGCATAACGCTTAGGGAAACTTTTTATATTTTCAAGCAACACGCGACTTTTGCGCTTTCCCTTATCGGCGGTCAATTTGTATTTCAGCAACGGCCGGTTTTTTCAACGCTTGGAATGCTTACCCGCAATTGTGCGGTGGAATGGCGCGGGCAACTAATTATCCTCACCGACGGCGATATAGTGATAACTAACGGCGTTCAAGCCGAAAGCCTAGCCGACCGGCGAATAAAAAGCGCGATTTTCAACAATATCGACGGCGACAATTACAAAAACGCCTATGTGGTGTTAGATAAAGCCGAAGCGGAAGTATGGATTTGCGTTCCTAGCAAGGGGAACACTTACCCGGATTTTGCCGCGGTTTGGTCGATAGAAGATAATCAATGGGGTTTTCGGGATTTAGGCGACCGAACAATCCCCGAAACCTGGCCCTGTGGCTCGCAAGGTATTGTAGACACCGACGCCGCGCCGGAAACGTGGAGTAGCAAAACAACGACTTGGAACACCGATACGACGGATTGGGATTTCACCGGGATTTCTCCGGCGGATGAATCGCTTTTATTCGGATCCGACCAAGTTTTATTGCAAGCTATAGACGAACTTAGTAGCTATAACGGAACACCGCCGCAAGCGTACCTAGAGCGAACCGGGTTAGATTTAGGCGAACCGGATAAAAATAAATATATAAAGCGGGTTTGGCCGAAATTCGAAGGGACCGAATCTAGCACTATAGAAATTAGGGTAGGGGCGTCGGATTTGCCCGACGGGAACCCGGATTGGGGCAATTGGGAACCTTTCGTTATTGGACAGGATTCCTATGTCCCGGCGGATTCGCGCGGAAAATATATAGCGCTCGCGATGCGAAGCGAAAGCAACGCCACCTGGCGAACGCCGGGTTTTAATATGGTCGCAACTTTACAGGGGCGTTTTTAATGCCCGCCTATGAAAAAGACCCCGCGCCGATTGGGGCCGGGTTTGGTGAAGTAGTCGCTTATTCGGATAGGGAATTCGAAAAACTTCGCCAGGTAGTTAATGCGCTAAATGCGACGGTGGAAACTCTAGTGCGCCTGGCGGAGCTAAACGGCGTAGTGCTTTTGTATCAATGGCAAGACGACCAAGACACCAGCACCGCACCGCCGTCGGGATATATGAAAGGGAACGCCATTAACATACAGAACGCGACCGAATTCGCGCTATCGAACCAAGATATTTACCAACGCGGGGAAATCGGCGGTTTACTGTTGCAAGTCGGCGACTTCGTAACGATAGCCGCCGCGGATCTAACCGCCGCGGAAGTTTACGCCGTTGCATCGCCGCCAGTGCAGCTAAACGGCGGCTTTAGCGTTGGTGTAACGTATCTTGATGGCGGCGGCTATAATCCGGCTCAAGATGAATTTGTCCGCGCTTCCTGGCGTCCGGCTAACCTATTCGGTCTAAATTTTGGGGGGCGCGTATCGTGAGCGAAGTTAAAATGGTTGAGCTACCAATAGACACCGCCGCGAAATTTTGGCCCGACCTGGCGCCATACGTCGAACGCGCTCTAGCCTATGACCTGGCGAATACAACAAGCTTGGAAGAAATCGCGGAGCAAGTCGCGCATGGTTACGCGCGTATTTTGCTCGCGAGCGATGGCGAAAACGTTTTATCAGCGACGGTCATACAGGCGTACTATGACAACGAAAACCGGCGAATGCTTCACGTTTTAGCGACCGCCGGGGATAATTCCGAAGTCTGGTTGCCCGCGCTGATTAACGAACTGCAACGGATTGGCGAGCTAGAAGCTTGCGAAGGCGTGACTATGATGGGGCGTCCGGGTTGGGCGCGAAAATTGGTTAAGTTTGGATGGCGAACTATCCAAGTAACGATGCAATTAGAGGTGGCTAATGGGCGGAATGTCGAAAAGCAAGCAAAAGAGCCAGCAAACGAGCGAGGGCCGGAGCGCGAGCGACAGCCTAAGCCGGTCGCAGTCCCAAACATTCGTTGACCCGAACCAGACCCAATTTCTAAGCTTTCTTCGCGGGACCGCGCAAGATTTAGCGCAAGGGCAAATGCAATCTATCGGCGGCGTCGCCGACCAGCTATCCGGCAGACTTGGCGGAATTGGCTCGCAGTTAATCGGGGGATTACAAAATGCGGCGGGTTCGCTAGGGCAAGGCGTCGGCGACGCGATAGGCGGGCTGTTAGGGCTAGGGCAATCCGACCAGGCGCAGCAACTTAACCAACTGGCGCAAGGTGGCGCTATCCAGGGAACGGACACCCTTCGCGCCATCGCTCAAGGCGGCGGAAGCGCGGGAATGCTCAATTTTCAGGATCTTTTAGAACCTGGCGCACAATTAGAGGGGCAGCTAGGCGCTCTAGATGAAGCTATACAGCGCAATTTAGGAAGCACACTAGATACCCTTGGGGGCAACGCCGCGCTTGCTGGCGGCTCGGGTGGCTCGCGTGAACAGCTATTTGCATCGCGCCAGGCGGGGGACGCGCAACGCGCGTTTGCTTCCGGAGCTTCCGACTTGATGGCAAACGACTTGGCAAGCCGCCGCGGTCTGGCGGCAACGGCCGGTAACATGGCGTTACAGCAACAAGCGCAACAGGCGCAAGCCGGGCAAGCTCTAGCCGGATTAGGGTTGCAGCAAACCCAACAGCAAGCCGGTATTCTAGATTCCCTGCTAGGAAGGCAAGCGGGCGCGGCTATCGGCGCGGGGCAACTAGGTATCGGTCAGCAAGGCGCGCAAACTGGCGCAGCGTCGGCGGGACTAGGCAATCTCGGGAATCTATTTAATCTGGGAATGTCGCCGTTCCAGGCGCAATTTCAACCGCTCGCTAATTTCGCTTCGATTCTCGGCGGGCCGACTGTCCTATCGCAAAGCCGCCAGGATGCGATTAGCCGGTCGCGGGCCGAACAAAGCTCTAGCGGCAGTTCTAAAGGCGGCTCGGCGGGTTTCTCGATTCTCGGGGGTTAACTTATGGCATTTCCACTCATAGCGCTTCTAGGCGGCGGATTGCTCGCCGCTCGCGGCGTTCAAGAATACGGCGAACGCAAACGCCAGGCGGAATTGCTAGGCGTTCAAGATATGGCATACGGCAACGCCCTAACGCATCTAGGGCCGTCGGGGGCCGGAATGCTAACCGCCGACCAGGTGGCCGGGTTAGACCAGCTATTCGACGCCGACCGGAAAGCGGGCACTGATATGCTCGCCTCGTTAATCCAGCAAAACAACGACAACAAACAGGCGGCTTTAGATCGGAATTTAGAGTGGGCCGAGTTAGGTTTGCAGCGGGACGAATACAACCTAAATCAAGATGAACTAGCGCTAAAGGTTAGAGAATTCGAAGCCGATACGAATGTCGCATTGCAGCAAGACCTAGCGCGAGCCGGGCAAACCGGCGTCGAATATAAAGCGGATCCGATTACAGGCGTTGAATTTGTAGTGCCCGCGCCGGGAACCGATGATTGGATGGAGCGAGTTGATAAAGCGACTTTTTCGACCAACGCGGCGAACACTTTCAACGAATATGCGAAAAACGTCGCCGAATTCGGCGTTTTGCGGGATCCCTCGCATCCGGAATATGGCGTTCAGGATTCACTAAGAACGCAAACGACGTTCGCGATTAAAGAGGCAACGAAAGCTGGCGCGCTCGATGCGGGATTGTTGGAAGTTACCGCAAACCTGACCGGCTCGGCGACTGACGCGACCGATTACTTTTTAGGAAACGACCAACAAACGCTCGGCCGCATTGCTGCAACGTCGCGAATGTTTTCGCAACAAATGGAAATCGACCAAAATAATACGCGCTTACTGTCCGGAATTTCGCCGGAGCAACGCGGCTTTTATACCGCGGTCGCTCAAGAATCGTTCCAGATGCCCGACTACCTGGCGCAACGGGCGCAACAGGTAGGCGCGGAAGGCGGAAACGTGCTGGTAGATCAGGAAGTCCCTGCTATGCTTGGCGCGGGATCCGGGCGCAACAGAACGCGCCAGGAACGCCAGGAAGAAGGCGAGGAACGTGGTTCCCGCGTTGTTAGGGTTCGACCAGGGGACGCGACTCGCGAAGCCGCGGCAGTTACAGGGGCGCAAATTGATAACATTATCTCCGCTACGATTGGCTCTATGGTTGGGCGCGGTTTTGCTCGCTAGTGGTTGCACCGCCAGCGCGGAACGCTCGGCCGTCGATATAAAAACATGGTGCAATTGTGCCGATGCGGAAATGTTTTGCCGGATGGAAAGCGCTGGAGATTTTATAGAGTCGGAAGTCGCGCCCCGACCAGAGAAACCCTAATCCAGCCGGGGCGCTAGGCGGCAAACGAAGGGAAACGATACCGCCTGGCGTTATTGTACACTCACCGAATGAACAGCAAACCCAAAATACCAAAACCGAAAAGCGAAGCCGAGGAACTGTTGGCGTTACACTTGCGAATGCTACATTTGCCGCCGCCGGTTAGAGAACACAAGTTTCATAAAACCCGGCGTTGGCGTTTCGATTTCGCCTGGCCCGAACTAAAATTAGCTTGCGAGGTTGAAGGATTGACCGCGGGGCAAGGTGGCAGACACCAACGCATCGCGGGATTTAATGCCGACCTTGAAAAGTATGAAGCCGCTATGCTCGATGGGTGGATAGTCTACCGAGCATCGCAAACGATGGTAAAAAGCGGCCGCGCGGCAAGCGTGTGCGAAGCCATGTTAACCAAACTGGAAACCCAAGAATGACTAATGAAAACCCTGATATGACAAGCCAACAATTCGGCGCGCTTGTGTTGCAATTGATAAACTCAGCGAGTTTCAAGGGAGCCGATATAGACACCGCCGCGGCGTTACGCCAACAAGCCGAGCGCTTGGAGTCTGGCGTTGACGTTTTAGTGACCGCCGGAATTGATGACTAATGCGCTGCGGCAAATACTATATTTACGCGCATGTGATAGAAGAAACCGGGGAATTGTTTTATATAGGAAAGGGAACGGCGGAGCGAGCCGCGAAAGTTGATCGACCAGGGACGCATCATAGCAGGCAGTTAAGGCGGCGTTCGCTTGCCGTTAAATTGCTGGCCGATATGAAAAGCGATAGCCACGCCGCGCTAGCGTATGAAAGGGAATTGATTCAGAAATGGACACCGCCGGGGAATTATAATATTGGCGGTCCGGCTTGGTCTGACGTAGCGGCCGACTTAGATTTGGTCGAAGAACCATTTTCCGAACTTGAGGTTTACTGCAATGCGATGTAGCAAGTGCAACCATCGCAAGGCGCAAATGTCCCTAGCTAAACGATTGCCCGACGATGCGAAACAACCCGACTTCTACCGGCATCTATGGAAGTGCAGTAGGTGTAACGGTGAAAGGGTAATGTACCAACGCAAGCCGGACACTATGACCGACGCCGATGCGTTCCTGGCGCAACACGGTTTCGACAGCAAGGGCAACGATACGCTAACAAGCTAACCCTTCCGAGCGGCGGCAGAAATACCAATAAAAACACTGGGTTTTTGTACGCCGCTCTAACACTCCCGCCAACACAAGCTAACAGCTACACCAACACGCAAGCAAACGCAAGGGCTAATTGTGTCCAGGCGCTTACCAAATATTTTTCCAGAAAATCTCGATTTTTAAAAATTAAAGATTTTTTCGAAAAATTTAAAAAATGAAAAACCAAAAAAAATCGCCATCGCTCGAAATAATCCGAGAAAGAAAGCGAGCGAAAACGCTTGACAAGCCCGGATGAGTAGGCTTACCATCCCGGTCAGGGCAAAG